ATAAATGTTTGTGTAGTAACCATATTAAGATCACCAGCATACGTAGAGTTGGTGTAGTCATTGTATTGCTTTAGATCTACTAGCTGAACTGGAGATGCTACCGTAGTAATATTAGCTAGTGCATTAGTTCCGGTGGCTTTACCGTTTGCATAGTATGTTGCTCCTAGAGCAACAGCGTTTGCATTTATTAACCTGGCTATTAAAGCATAGCTATTTGCATTTGCAGTATCAGTAATAGTTATTCCAGGGTTCCAGATAGCCCATACATTACCGTTAGCAGGCCCCGTCATCCATGTTTTATTATTAGAGTCATACCTACCTGTAGTTATAGATGAGTTCGCATAGCCTAATATATTACCTATACCAGTACTTCTAAGAATACTAGGATTAGTAGAAGGTATAGTTGTTATGTTAAGATATACATTATGCTGGTCGTTATAAGTAGACTGAATTTCTTGCGAAGCTACTGTTGAAATAGACACAGTACCCGTAATATCTTGTCCCATATCTCTTATTTGTGTTATATAAGTAGCTGCTGCTACAGCTTTTAGATTTGTAGGTACTCCCGCTATAGTACTCCATCCAGTAGAAGTACCATTAGCATTATCTACTTTACTAGTATAGCTATAGGCTATACCTCCGGTATTAGAGTTAGCAAATGAGGGAAAATTAGTTTCTCCAGTATTAGTATTCGGTATACTTGTAAATACATCAGTAGAATCATCCTCACTATATGCAAATACAGTAGTACTACTCTGAGCCATAATAGTAGTAAGGGTAGTACCTACAGGAGCTTCACAATAATTACCGCTAGTATCTTTAGTCATAGCTAAATAGGTATAAGTGCCATAAGTATCAATAGGTATAGACTTACGAACACTACCAGCAGATACTGTAACTATTGGATCTGCTACTAAGAAATTTTCTAGAGTAGCAGTAACAACACCTGGTAATCTTTTTATCTCTACACTCTGTAGGTCTAAGTCTGTAAGATTACCTGCAGTATCCGTTGCATAAGACCATAGAAAGGTTATAGTATCATTTTGTTGACCAGATATAAAATTATATATGTTTTGAGGTTTTGCGGCTTTACCAATTATACTTTTACTAGCAGTAGCAGTGACTCCACGTAAAGCTTTATTTAAAGGTGTGATAAATACTTGTATAGAGTTAGTATCTCTCGAATCTCCTCTATTTATATTATCAAGCGTATAACTAATTCTATTCGTTACAGGGTCTACTCCACTAGCAGGAACTTTAACAGTGTTGTAATCTGTTAGTGGGTCAGAGTATGAGGTGTTACCATATATAAGTTTATACGATATTTCATAATCTGTAACATCTTGATTTAGTATATGATCAAAACTTATAGTTACTCTAATGCTTACCCCTGCTAGTTGTTCTATATATAGTGATTCTGTAAGAGTTAAATTAGTAACTTTTTGAATAGGTATGGGAGTTACTAAAATAGACTGTTGTACATACGGGCTAGTTCTACCTATGGTGTTTTTATTTCTAGCTTTTACACTAGTAGTACCAGTAGGTAATTCTTCGAGTCTACCATCATCTGTTAGGAACCTGCGTGCAAAAGATGATTCTACCTCTATAGAATAAATACCTGAATTTGCTAATTTAAAGATACCAGGGTAATTAGTAGCATTATAGTCTAGCGTAAAACTATTACCAGATACGTTATTCATAGTGCCTATTGGGTTTAGACTAGTATTAATGAATCTATATCCGCCTAAATCGAAATCAGGAGAACTTACTAAATCAACTCTGTAAATTAAGTTACTGGTTAATGCTGCACTATAATTATTACTAGTGCTATCAAAACTAGTACCGGATACATAGAATACGTTAGCATAACTTACTTCCAACCTATCTCCGACTTCAATAGCAGGAACCGTATAGTAGTCTACTTCTACCCTATAAACTGACTCAGCTGTTTGAGCTGTATATGCAATATTAGTAGGTAATGATGAACTCGAATTTAAGTAAACAGTATAGTTACTAGACTCTTGTAAGATTCCATCAACGTATAATCTTATAAAAGCAGTGTTTCTTGGCTTAACATCTACTGGAATTGTATTACGTGCTGAAGAAGTTAGAGAACCTGTATTTGAATAGGTATAGGTTGTTCCACTAATATAGAAACTATTATTAGAATAGAAATCAGAGTCTAATACTTGATTTATAGATATATAGAAAGGGGGGTTTAGTAGTGCATTTGATAGTATACCTCCGCTAGATATATCATTCCTAATTACAATTTTATTATTAACTAAATCATAAGACGTTATAGCGCTAGTAATGTCCATAGTAGGATTAGTGTACCCTACAAAATCCTTAGTTATACTAGAAGTTATTTTTGCGTATACAGGTAAAGTAACAGTATTATATCCTTTTAAACCAGTGCTACCAGTAGTTACTACATCTAGCACATGTTTATTAAAGTTTTTATCAATACAAGAGTTTAATCCTTCTACTAGTAGCTCTAGAGTACTAGAAACTACGGATACAGAATTACATAATAGCTTAATAGTGCCTATGGGGGTATTAAATCCATTTTTACCTACTAAAGCTACTGTTTTCCCGTTTGCTAAAGCTGCGGTATTACTAGTTTTTAGAGTAAGTGGCGTATAAGCTGTTACGTTAGCGACTAGCGAAGTAGCGGATGGAGTCGCTACATAGTACTCTGTCTCAAACTTTTGATCGTAGCCAGATTTATTAGTGTAAGTACTAATTAATCCATCGACTACTACAGTACCATCTAACTTAGTTCTAGGAACTGTAGATAAAGTAAAGTTTGGTGTTGGGGGAGTGCTAAAGGGGCTTACTATATCTATGTAAGCTGTAGGCTGATAGTTAATAAAAGTATCAGAATCAACATATACATTTGGTATATATTCTATACCACTTACAGATATTTCCTCTGAGTTATTTTCTCTTTTAATATTAGTTACTTTAAATAGTTTACCAGCTTTACTTGAGTAGAAATTACCTACACTATTTATCTCTCCTAAACTCCATAAGTCGCCAGCTTTTGGAGCTAAGTTAGCAGTAAAACCACTAGTAGCTAGAGATACAAAAGCACCAGTATTCTTATCAAATTTACTTATAGCACTTACAGTAATAGTGTCATACCCTAAAGGAGTATTGCTAGTACTACCTACGCTAAATATAGTATTACTTATAATATATAGTTCTAGTCTATCACTAGCTTGATTCAGTATTCGAAGAGTTAGTGGATTGGTATTACTGGTAAATACAGAAGAATCCATACTCGGCCAAGTATAGTTCTCTAAATACACGTTTGCATTAGCTGCTACTGCTATAGCAGAGTTCGATGATACTTTACCACCATAACCATAAGCAATACCCGTACCTTGCGCAGATATAGATATTACATCACCTGGAGATAGCGCTAGAGCATCTGTACTAGTAGTAAAGCTTACGCTGCGTCTTTGGTATTTAGATGCTGCTAGCTGATATTGAGCCATACGTACTGCCTGACTTCTACGAGTTACGCCCAGCAGGTCAAGAGTAGCTATATTCTCTATATCAGATACGTCTGTACCATCATTAGAATCAGCACTATTGATTCTAACGGTTTCGCGTTTAAAATGATTAGTAGGGTCTATATAAGATACATCTATTCCAGTATAAATATCGCTCTCTTTAGCTCCAGATATTTGAAAACTACCTGTTTTTATAGTAGCTTCGTTAAATATCATAGCAGGGTATTCGTTTGGCATATCTATAGCTAGGGTTATTTTACCGCCAGCATATACTAAAGCCCCTCTGAAAGTAGCGGCAATCTTATTTAATAGATCCATACCACGTTCTTGTTCTGTAATACTAAGATCTATAATAAAACGACGTTCTTTAATAGGAGTACCGCTAGGAAGTCCTACTTGATTTTCTCTAATAGCTGTGTACATACCATTAGGTTTATATCTATAAGATCCGTCGGCTAAACCATCTACTCCTATAAATTTACCGGTTATAGGATCACAAGCATCACAATACTGAGCTACTTGATAAAATTTAAATTTATCAATATGTTTTTCTGGTATACCTAGACCATATGTTTGATTGGTTAGTATATCATATAGTATCCAAGCAGGATTCTGAGTCCAAGAATAACTAAAAGAGCCATCCCAAGCACCTATGTAGATTTGTGGATTAATAGCATTTTGTAGAGTAGCTGGACCAGTTTTTTGTAGATAATAACCATTCGTTACATAGCTATTTATACCTGTCTCAGGAAGTTCTAATTGTCTCCAGTCAATTTCACCAGCTCGCTCATCATAAGTAACTGGATTGCTATTTTTTATTAGTATTCTAGGTAAGACAGGCTGATTATAGTTAGAGGGTACTTTTACAATAAGACCTTTAGTCATGGAAGTAAATGTAGGTATACCGCCAGTGTGCTCATTAACAGCTTTAAGAGCGTAGCCTATAAGAGCTGTTCTAGGATACGCTTGTTTAGTATTTTCGATTTCATTCCAACCTATAATGCTTATAGAGTCTTGTATCTTAGAATCATCAGAATCTAAACTTGTTTTTTCTATTGTAAACCTATAGCCTGTAGTATCTTTTGTAATATCAGGTATAATTATAGGAATAGTACGTTTAACTGGTTTATCAGTTTTACCTGTTATAACAGTTTTAGCTATAACTCTTCTAGCGGTATTAGTAGGGTCACTACTAGGATAGATAGTTATGGTTACTTCTACACTGTAAGATCCAACGTTACCTTTACTATCACTCTTAGATAATTGATCTATGCTAAATAAAAACTCTAAACTATCCCAATCAGATGCACTGGTCTCTTGAGAATTTATATAGTTTTTAGGTATGTTTGTAACGTTGCCATAGCGTAAAGATACTGGTGAAGCAAATCCTTGTGGAGATACTATGCGGTCACCCCATGCAGGAATAACACCTTGAGTAACAGTTCCATAGGCAATAGCCGTATTAAAGTTAGCCTTACTTCACAGTACCATCGCTATCTAGATTGATTAAATCGTCAATGCTACTATCTTGAATTTGTATATCTTGTGGCCCATTTGGATTTATACGATATACGGGACCTTCACCTATAGCAGTAGTTAGAACTATGAAATCTGTGGAAAATAGAGAGTTTGGGCTTACTTTGCCGCCACCTTTTCCTCCACCTGCTCCACGTATTTCAGGTACTGTAGAACTATTATGAGTTGTAAACTGTTTAGAAATAGTCATTAAGTTCTACCTTTAATTGCTAAAAATAATGTCAACTGTGGGCTCGTCTCCATCAGCTTTATCGTTTGTTTTAATATAGCCTGTGATTAGTTGGCCAGCAACACGAACTAAACCATAGTGAAGAGCTACAGGTATACCGCTACTCGTAGTATTTACAAGCGATCCAAAAGCGTTGTTATCTCGTGATGGTTCTGTTTTAGGAGTTTTGGGTGCTACTAACATTGTTGCACTCATTAGAGCTAAGTTTAAACCTATAGTCGAAGTTAACGTACCTACAGTAGTCAAACCAAATAACGTAGAAGCTGTAGAGGATATACCTAGTAGAGCTGGTGCAAAATATATTAACGCAGCAGCAGCTAGTAGCGCTAAGGCTCCGCGTTTTCCACCCCCTCCCATTATAGCAGGTACTATATATAGCATATCTTCTGCATGTGGTTTACGCATAAACAACTCATCTTGAGTCATTTCACGTAGGTTTTTGTCTAAAATAGTAAATGTTTCTTGTAAGCCATTAACAGATTGATTATGTATATACTTAGTAAAAGCTGGATGCATACTTCTTATATAATCAAGTACGTCTGCATAACAAAATAAGTCTGCTTGCAGATTAATACCGTTAAAGTATTTTTGAAAAGTTGAGTGTGGCTTAATCTTTACTAGCAATGTGTTTTTCCTCAAAACGCTCATATTTTAGCGCGTCTACATGTTGATCATACCAATATATAAAAAATTTATTATTAAATCCTACTAAAAACTTATATTCGTTAAACGCAGCACTATATTTATCCTCTTTACTAGGTAAGGGATTATCATCACCAGGGTGTGAGTGGAATATACCCCATATATTACCATCATAGCGAACTAAATCTGCAGGATCTAGATAAAAAGTTGTTTTTGGAGTATTACTAATGTTTTTACAAGGAATGTATTCTAGGTCTTTAGTAATTATACCTACACACTCGCGTGGATAATCTCTCATAGCATGAGCATTCATTTGCTCTTTTAGTTTGTTAAACCGTTCCATCTATATATTCCTGTTGTATATTGCTTGTAGTATTTCCCATATGGAGATACCCAACTATATCTGCCAACCATTGTTTGTAGTAATTTAGTGTTATCTATACATAGAGCACAATGATTAGTTATATTAGTAGAACCTACGCTCATTAGTAGTATATCAAAAGGCGCAGCTTCTTCTACCTTAATCCATCTAAAATCAGGCTGATTAAGTTTTGTAGCATTTTCTATAAGTTGTTCGTTGGTTTTTAAGTACCAATCGTCATCTATAATATTACAAAAGTCAGACGTAGATAAAGATATATTTATCCCTAGTTCCTGACGTAATACTAGCGAGCATAGATTGAAGCAATCAATGCCTGTAGCTAAATCTTGTCCTAAATGCTTATAAGGAGCATTTAAATATTTTTCATACCAAGGTATCATGTCTATAAACCGCGTATAGTTGTTGTAACCAATAATCAGATAATAGTTCTATACAAGAAGTACTAGCCTCTTCTACATGTAACATTTGATTAGGCATTATGTATAAACCAAAATGAGTTAATAGATTAGATTTCTCTGACTTGAAAACCATTAAATCATAGTTTTTTGCACATGTCAATGGAACTTTTGTTCCATATTTTGTTGCCCTTTCATCAAAATTTACGGTAGTAAATTCACGCATCCAAAGACGTGAATGTGGATAAGGGGGTAAGTCTAGACTTACCCCCAGTTCAGCACTATAAAATTGTTTCACAAGCTGTATACAGTCAAATTTACCATATTCATGCTTGTGTCCTAGATATTTTAGTAACATTAAAACCTATTACCTTTACTTAAATTTTCTTTAGCAGGTATTACTTGAAGATTCCAAGGAACGTGTAACCCACACACATCGTTGCCTTGTAAAGGCACAATGTGGTCAACGTGATACTTTATACCAGTTTCTTCTTCATACCTCATAGCTTTATAGTAAAAACATTCTATTTCTAGTTTTTGTTCAAAAGTTAGCCATTTAGGTTCTCTTTCTAAATACGCGACCCTACGCTTAGCATCATATAATC